GTCTTGTAAATCGTTTCTACGTTGATATATGTCTGCCCATACCGTAAGAATAACAGAACTTGTATCTAATGATTTTTGTCCCGTTGTACTTGTTATATATTCTCGTAATTTAACTTCAATTCTTTCTCTCATTATATTACGATAGGTTTGTATGGTGACATTAATTGAATTGTCTCTGTTGGAGGAATTGTTGGTGTATCCTTGTCAAAGAAATTTCTATTGTTGTCATACATAACCTTAATGTAAGCAAGAGTAGCAAACTTTATCTCACTAGGCACACTTCTTCCATCCGATGTATAGTATATATTTACCGTATCATAACCTTTGTTAAAGCTTAATACCGTACTTCTTGCTCTACTATCAGCTAATCCAAAACTAGAATAATCAGAAGATGCATCAAATGTTCCACTAGCATCATTAACTTCATATGTTATAGATGTTAAAGTTGTTACGGGACAAAATAATAAATCAATATATTTTTCGTTACTATCGTATTGAACAACAATATCCCTCTTCTTTAAAGTTTGCTTAAATTGTCTTTCGATATAAGATGCAGCAGCATGATACATATCAGTTAATAACGAATCATCTGTACTCGCATCAACTTTTAAGTAATTTTTTATTTCTGTTAAGGTCAAGTATGAATAACCACTTGCCTCACCGCTTGCATCTGCAATCGTATAATCAATCATCTCCTAATTCATCTATAAGCCTAGATTCTTTCCATCTTTTATCGGCTTCTTTACCAAACTTCTCTGAATACTTAATTCTTAAAGAATCAATATCACCAACCTCTTCTTCTTTTGTTTCTTTCTCTATCTTTAATTCTTTGGTCTGAACAACTTGCTTTTCTTCTTTTTTAGAAAAATTTAATGTTTCCATTACTGCTTGACCCGTTCTTAACAAATGTTGTTGATCTGATCTTGAATATACTTCAACAACTTCTCCAACTTTATAATCTCTGCCCTCGTGTAAAAAAGCAGACTTCACTTTCATTTTTGCCATGTTATTTTGATTTTAATAAATGTTCTAAAATTTTATTATTTAAATTTTCAATACTTCCTAACCGATGTCCTATTTCATTTCTAAATTGTTGGTCAGATGTACTATTAACTTTTACATCACCCTCAATTTCAGTAACTTTTTTTTCTAAACTATCTAATCTACTATCGTGTTTTTTCAAGGTTGCGTTTTGTTGCTTATCAATATATTTATGTCCCACAACTGAACCTCCAGCACCCGTTGCTCCAACTCCTAATAATGCCATCAATTCTGCCCAATGCTGAGTAAGCCATTCGTTCATTCTATTGTTTAATAATATCTTGCGCCTCGTCTAATCCAATTTTACCCGTAACTGCCATGTATATAACACCTACCGCCACCACAAGTCTAATTACTTGCTTAACAAATCTAGGTGTTAATTTAAATTTACCTTGTCCTCCTTCGGGACTTTTTACTTGCTCTATAACTCCACCAGCTAATGGTACGGTTGATTCAATTATATTTAATAGTACTTTAAACATCTTTTTTTAACAAAGATAAATAAAAAAAGCCACCCCTTTTAAAGGTGACTTTCTAAACCAAAAAAAACAAGAAAAAATTACATATATTCTTTACTCTGAATAACAGATGTCATTTCTGTTGGTATTTTATAGCCTAAAAGTTTGTTTAATTTATTAATATCACTAAGAAATATTTTTTCTTTATTTAAATACTTCTCTATGATATCGCTTACTTCTCTGATTTCTTTTCTGACACCAATAACTTCTTCTCTTAATTTATAATATCTATTTTTCATCTCTTAATTGTTTAGCTTTTGATTCATACCACCTAGCCTTAGATAAATCCCTTTCTATGGGTTCATTTGGCTTAGTTCCTACTCTCATACGATATTTAAAAGATGTCATTTCACAATGCTTAATAAATGCATCCCTACCCCAAATATCAATCATCATTTCAAAGGTTTCTTTACTACCTAATTTATAATGACTTGGATTTGTGTAATCGTATTCTTTATCCATATAACAATTCTAATAACAAAAAATATAAAAACAAAGAAAAAGGGATGCAAATTGCACCCCCCCTTCCAAAACAAACACACAAAAGTGGTTTATGCATTCATACTTGCAATAGCACTTGCAAATGTTCCGTGTACAAAAGCATTTGGATTGTGAATAGGCAATGCTATTCTTTCCGTAGCTTTAACGGTTACCAAATCCTTAATGAAATTGGCTTCATTTTGCTCTGCAAAGGCAATTTCCATTCCCTCTCTTTGTGCAAGTGTAGCACCTTGTGCAAAATCTCCGATGATAAATTTACCCTCAGTTACTGCATTACAAACAACTATTGGAATACCCAACAAAGTAAGTACACCATTTGTAAATACAACATAATTAGCATTAGCATCTTTCCTCAAGAACATCTTGTTGTAATCAGAAGAACTAACCATGATTACATTAGGAGAATACTCTAACACTTGTGCTTGGTTCTTGGCAGCAACCAATACATCAAACTCATTTGTATAAGCAGATGCACCAGCACCAAAGAACTGATAGAATTTACCACCCGATGTTTCATCAAAAGCAGTTCCTCCACCAGCAGTCATTAAGCCTTGCAAATTAACGCCCGTACCAGCGCCATTCAATAACTGACTGTCCTCGACATTCATTACCTTGGCTGGTAGCCTTGTAGAAATATAAGAAGATAACTGAGGTATGTCATTTAGCATTTCCTTAGTTAAGGTCATGTACGAACCAATGCTTCTTACGGGTGCATCAACTGCATCCAATCTAAATTCAGACTCACCATAAGCAGAACCTTCTATTCTAGCTGCTGCATTATTAGTGTAAGCAATCTCTTGTACATAACGTACCGTGTTGCTAGATGTTGGAATTGTAGGTAAGAAATCTCTTACTCGTACGGTTCTTGTTGGATCAAAATAAAATCCACTCAATACAGATGCTGGTACGGTGTTACCACTAGCATTCAAACTAGTCACCATAGTAGCCTTAATATTTAAAGTAGCTTTATTAGCGTTTCCATTTAAAAATGACTTAAATTCAGCATTTTCAGATAATGAATCTTTAAGTTCAGACTTAAAAGTTTTAGCTGGCGCATTAGCCAAAGCCTTCTGAGATTCCATTTCCATTCCATCAATACGAGTATTTAGTTCAGAAATAGTTTGATCTCTTTTTTCTATTAATTCCACGACTTCTCCCTTGAGACTAGCCTTGTAATCATCACCCATATTTTTTTCGATTGACTGACCAATTTTTTGATCAATCGTTTGCTCAAGACCATCCTTGATAGCCGTAAGCTTTTGATTAATTTCTTCCATTATAATTTTAACAAAAAGTTATCTAATTCGTCTGCTATTTTTGTGCTTTCGACTGACTCCTTTTTTAGTTCAGCATTCTGAGACTCTAAAAGTATAAGTGAAGATTTTTCACGTAGCATTCTTAGTTGAAATTCAATTAAATGAGGATTGTCAAGTTTACGACACATTTTTATCAACTCGTCAAATTCATCTATTAAATTATCAACTGATTTTGTCCCTTTGTACTCGGTTACTTGAGCCAATGGGTTCGCTGCCAATGTCACTAAAGAAAATTCAAATAATTTAATTTCCTTAATGTGATTATAATTACCGACAACTTCTTCCTTTATTGGAATAAATCCAACAGAAAATTCTTTTAATATTCCCTCAGACACCATTGTCTTGACATCTTTGCCTAAAGAACTATTTGATATTTTAGCCTCAATATATAAACCTTTGTCATCTTCTTTCATAGACAATGGCTTACCAATTGGTTGTTGCATATTATGCTGATAAAGAAAAGCTATGCGTTCTGAGTTTTCTTGTAGAGTTTTAGCGTAAGCACCTCTTGTAATTACATCATTGTCGGAATCGACATTATTGAACATTGATGCATATCCCTTGATGACTCCTTTGTCATCCTCATCATCCATTTCATCGAAATAATTTCCTTTAAACTTTAGCATAAATTAATATTTGCACCAAAGATAAATAAAAAAAAGAGCATTCATTTCTGAACACCCTTTTACACAATATTTCAAACATAAAATATATATGAATCCACCACAAATTCATATACAAGACAAACTTACACAACATATCCTAAATAACAACGACAATTTACTATTTCTTTTGCTGGTGCGTTAATATCGTGCGGATGTTTCATTAAACTACCGTTTACATTAAAGAAATCCTCTAATGGAATAGCGTTACTTCTTGTGTAAAAAGATGTTGCCTCAAAATGACTATCTCTTATCCTATCATCCAAAACACCTACCCAATACTTTGCTACGGGTTTTTCTTTAGCAATCTTTTGCATTGCATATAATTCTGCTGATGCTTGAGCAAAACCTAATTCTGTTGCAGAAATAACCTTGGCTCTTGGTCTGTTGTTGTGATTTTTTAATTTTTCAAAAATATCTTCTTCAGATTTACCATTTCTTATGACCGTATTAATTTGGTCTCTAGTTGCTTTGACAAATGGATTGCCAATTGTAAACCTAGAAAGTAACACAGAAATCATAAAAGATGTCATTATAAGATTATCTGTAGATACACCACCATACTTATTACTATATCTATTGTCGGTGTATATTCCCACATCGACATAACCATCTTGTAATAATTGTTTAAGATCATCATTGTTAATCAATAAATCCCATCCCGAATCAATACCATTTAACGCTAAGAATAATGCAACATCATTATATGTTTCATCTAACTGCATTTCAACCTCTAAGGCATACTCCTCAATGTATCTTTGCATTTGGCGTTCTGTACCAAGTAAAAAAGGAATATCACCCAATCCTTCTTTTAGGTACATACTCCTTCTTGCTCTGAAATTCTTATTTAAGGTAGGATAATCTAACTCATGGCTACATCTTGAAATGAATGAATTGTAATCCTCGTAGAAATTAGGATAGCACACACTTTATTTGTTTATATAATCTGATGTATCACTTAATACTTGTTGTGATGTACCTCCAGCCTCTTTTGGCGTAACACCATCAGATATTGGAATGTAATTAGCCAACATATGTATTTCGTCCATTTCTTTTTGCTCAATTGGCTCATATTGCATAGCTGCTCTCTTTTCATTTGGTGTAAGCCACCAAGCAAGACTAAGTTGCTTGACAACCTTCTCCATGTCCTCTTGTAATTCGGGAACACTTAAGAAATCAAAATCAAT